AAACAAATGGCTTGCATCTATAACTGTTAATAGAAAAAACATTCACCTTGGTTCATTTGAAAAAATTGAAGATGCCGCTTTAGTTGCCACACAAGCAAGAGAAAAAATACATGGTGAATTTGTAAGGAGACAAGCATGAGCTTTGTAGACTTTGCACGTGGCCACGGGATAGAGATTGACCAGTCTCACCTGTACCCATCCGAACGTATTCGCCGCTGTGGCACAACAGAAAAACCACGCTCAACTAACGGCGCCTTCTTTTGGGATGGCGACCGTGGTTGGGTGTTCAACTGGTCAGGAGAAGCAAGAGTGTGCTGGTACGAATCTACACGTCCTTGGACAGATGAAGACAAGCGCGCATGGGCGGCTAAACGTCAGGCGGTTAACTCTGACCGTGACCGCTCATACGACATGGCCGCGGAGCGCGCAGAAATTATCTTGCGTACTGCGAAGATGGAAGAGCATCCCTACCTAGAAATTAAAGGCTTTGCAGGCATGCAAGGCTACGTGATGGGTTCTAAGTTGTTGGTACCTATGCGTAACGTAGTGACCAACAAGTTGCAGGGCTTCCAAGAGATTTACTGGGATGCGCCTAACCGCAAGTACGAGAAGAAGATGCTCCACGGTATGCGCGCCAAGAACGCCGTGCTGTACATGGGCTCCAGAGAGGCGCCAGAGACGTGGTTTGTCGAAGGGTATGCCACAGGTCTATCCCTGCACAAAGCCCTACGTAGCGTTGGTTCTAACGCGTCTGTGGTGGTTTGCTTCTCAGCAACAAACATGGTGCAGGTGGCCAACCAAGTCGGCGGCTATCGGTTTGTCTTTGCGGACAACGATGAGAGCAAGACTGGCGAGAAGGCGGCTATTGAGACTGGCCTGCCATGGACGATGGCTGATGAGGTGGGATATGACGCTAACGACCTGCACGACAAGCGTGGTTTGATGGCAGTTGTAAAAAAAGTTATGGATCTTCGCAAAGAGGTATTGACAAACAAAATAGAAGTATCTGTATAATTCAAACTGTTGTCGTAGTGGACAGCAAATCGTAAGGCCGTTTACTCATGCATTCGTCCCTTTAAAAAGGGATCCACTACCGAATGCAGTAGTAAACGGCTTTTTTGTTTCTACTACGCCAACTATGTCTCAGGGGTCTATCGGGTTATGGGATGGCATGAGGGAAGCGTAGGAAGCCGCAAGGCGTAGTCCGCAGTCCACCATCCCTACAACGTTCTGACTTGAGACGAGAGCGCACAGAAGGTGCAGGCGCAAACAGGGTAACTCCAGAACTGTCCGTGAAGAGATTTGCGGGGTGCGGAACTGGATCAGGGGCTGTGCAAGACGACGCAATGGGTCGGAAAGTCCTGAAGGTTAATCACCACGCAGTGAATTAGCTCCCATACGGAACACTAAATGGCTCCAATTACTGATATGGGAAGTTGTCGGATGGCACCGCTGGTGTCTGAAGGCAGTTCCTTGCCCAGCCGAGCCTAATCCACCAACCCTGATAAGGCGGGATATGCGAATTAACTTGAAATGTCCATACGATGAGAAAGACGAAGCCAAGTCTTTAGGTGCTAGGTGGGATGCTGGACGCAAAGTCTGGTACATCGAAGATGTTGATGACTTGATGCCTTTTGCAAAGTGGATACCTTTGCTCAATAGAAATACCCCAGACATGATGCCAAGAAAAAAAGAATCACATGCAGTAATGATTACCTATGGTTTAAATTCAAAACGCCCATATTGCGCCTGCAATACTTTGCCTTGGGAAGACTGCGAACATACTGACCAAGAAGCGCAACTTGCTATGCAAGATATTCTCGATCTTCCTTTCTAACTCCTGTAATTTCCTGTTATAGTGTGATTACCACGATGTGTGGGTAAAGGAGAAAAAGATGAAAGATATACCAGCATTTTCCGTTTCGGCAGAACTTTGCCAAGACCTTACGATTGAACAACAAAGAGGCATGACTTTGCGTGATTACTTCGCGGCGCATGCTATGCAAGCAATGCTAAGTAATCTAGAGTTTTTGGTCAGAGTGTCTGCCGACCAAGACGTTGGCGACAGCCCTAAAGAGCGTGTGTCGAATGTTGCTTATGCCTATGCAGACGCAATGATGAAAGCGAAAGAAGCATGACAACAACAGAAATACTCAAGTTGGCTAAAAAATGTCATGCCAAAGCCAAGGCAAGAGACTTCAGGGGAAACATGAATTCATTGGAGCCTTGGATGGCAGGTTGGATCGTTGAGTTCTACAAAGTAGCAACCAGCATGGAACGTGAAGAATGTGCAAGGTTATGTGATGAATTTCAAAAGCGTGATGTTGGTATGCAACCAGCCGAATGTGCTGGCGCTATCAGAAACATGAACATCTATGACTGAAGAAGAAATTGAAATAGCAAATGCCAAACATGAGAGGCGCACAAAGGCGTTCATTGATGCTGGCCTTACCCGTGAGGCGGCGTGGGTTCTGGCGGACAAAATGTTTGACCGTGATGCAGATCCGCAGGACGACAGGCGCCTGTGCTTTGAGTGCACAAAGTACGACACCAAGAATGGGACATGTCCCAAAATTGTTGACCGCAAGGGGAACCCACAACAGCCTCTGCGGTTTGTGTTGCAAAGATGTGATTGGTTTGATTTAAAAGGAAAAAAATGAGACGCATAGGAATTGACCCGGGGATCTCTGGCGCGATAGTAGTTCTAGAGGACAACATCCCCGTTGAATGGTCTTTGATGCCCACCATGAAGATTGGATCCCAGAACCGCGTAAACGCAGTTGCTTTGGCGGCACTGCTTCGCGGCTATGGCCAAAGCTACCGCCAAGTATTTGCATACGTCGAGCAAGTGCACGCTATGCCCAAGCAAGGCGTATCGAGCATGTTTAGCTTTGGACACTCCTGCGGTGTTATTGCAGGCGTACTGGGTGCGTTCGAGATACCTGTGACCTACGTCACACCACAGTTGTGGAAGACGCGCGCACACCTGACAAACAAAGACAAAGATGCGGCTCGGTCACTGGCTATACAGATGTGGCCACACTGGCGTGAGCTGGATAAAAAAGGTGCTGGCCAAGCGCTAGCGGATGCGGCTTTAATTGCGAGGTATGGGATATGACAAAAGACGATTTAGTAACGCTGTTAAAAAGTGTGGGGGTAGACGAAAACACAATTACAGCGATGGGCAATGCTTATGACATTGGCTATGAAACTGGCTGTTCAAACACACAAAAATATGTAGAGTCATTTGGATATGTATTTCCAATAGGAGAATTTAATGAGTCAAAAAGAGATTAACGACGCAGTAGATTACATCTACACCCATGGACAAAAGTACGCCCAAGCAAAGGCTGAGCTGACATACATGGAAGAGTACCGCAAGACCCTCAAAGCTAAGCTGATGAAAGAAGCGTTAGCTAATGGTTGTAGATCAGCCGCTACGGCGGAGATGGAAGCCTATGCAGACGTTGCCTACGAAGAGCATCTACAAGCCCTCAAAGAGGCCGTAGAGCAAGCAGAAGGGCTTCGCTGGGGGTTGGTGTCAGCACAGGCACGCGTAGAGGTATGGCGCTCCCTAGAAGCGTCCAATCGCGTCATGGATAGAGCGGTGGCGTAATGGAAGACGAACTCTTAAAAATCACAGGCGAGAAGTACGACAAAGCCATCGCAGGCATAGCGTCTGTGTGGCAAGGCAACCATCGCGTTGATACCTTAATCTACAGTGGCCATAAGCTCGTAGAAGTATTCATGGAAGATGGCATGACCGAAGAAGAAGCCATGGAGTGGATTTCATTCAACATCGAAGGCGCATACATGGGAGCGTCTACGCCAATCATCATGTGGGACTACGATGAAAACGCAACAGACCTTATTTGATGAGACCAAGCTCTGGGAAGAGCTGTGGCAAGGAATGCCTGAATACGTTCAGGAAGACTTAACGCCGTTTAGGACAATCAACGTCAGGTTTCGTTGCCAAAAGGATGTAGAAGAGTTTGCCAAGCTAATGGGCCAGACCATCACGCCAAAGCAAAAAACAATCTGGTTTCCATTTGCTGAACCACGCCGTGCCGCACACTTGAGATACGTCGATGAATCCTAAGTACCCTGTCTACATCGTCTCAAAAGGGCGATGGGAATCACGCTTGACAAGCAAAGCGCTAGACCGCCTTAACGTGCCTTACCACATCGTTGTGGAGGAGCATGAGCGTACCCAGTACGCCATGGCAGTGGGTGAAGAGAAGGTGTTGGTGTTGCCAACCAAATACTTGGACGAGTACGACACGTGCGACGAGCTGGGTGCGACGAAGGGAAAGGGCCCCGGGGCCGCTCGAAACTTCTGCTGGGATCACGCGGTGAGCTTGGGCCATGCTAGGCACTGGGTCATGGACGACAACATCGCTAGCTTCAACCGCCTCAACCGCAACCTCATGTGCAAAGTGACATCAGGCACTATCTTGCGCGTGGCAGAAGACTTTGTAGATCGCTTCACCAACTGCGTCATCGCAGGCTTTAACTACGACTTCTTTGCAAAGGCCAAGGAGCCCATACCACCCTTTGTGCTTAACACTCGCATCTATTCATGCCTGCTCATCGATAACAGCCTTCCTATCCGCTGGAGAGGCCGCTACAACGAGGATACAGACCTATCCCTGCGTGTGCTCAAGGATGGCATGTGTACGGTGCAGTTCAATGCGTTCTTGCAAGAGAAGTCCACCACGCAAATGATGAAGGGTGGCAACACTGACGAGTTCTACGCAAAAGAAGGCACGTTGCCAAAGTCAGAGATGCTTGCAAAGCTCCACCCTGATGTGGCCAAAGTAGTTTGGCGCTTCAATCGCTGGCACCACCACGTGGACTACAAGCCCTTCAAGAAAAACAAATTGATCAAGCGCGAAGGAATATTTATCTCTGAAGGCGTAAACAACTATGGAATGGAATTAGTAAATGAACAATAGTATGACCGCCAAAGAGCATGCATACGTAGGGCTAGTAAAGCTCATGCCCTGCGCAGTATGCGGACAGCAAGGCCCAAGCGACGCACACCACGTCAAACAGCATAGGCAGTACACAGTTGTTGCCCTCTGTAAGTCATGCCACCAAGGCTCAAAGATGGGCTGGCATGGTGAGAAGCGTGCATGGGCTATTGCAAAGATGGACGAAATCGATGCGTTGAACAAAACAATTGAGAACGTCATCGAGTACTTAAACCAAAACTGAAAACACAAGTATACAAACTAGGGTTGCTTATTAGGGTTTGTCCCTAGAAAATAGTTTGTTTAGGGTGTTTCAAACCCTAATTTTTTGTTATGATTCTTCTACCGCAAACGAAGCGGGTTTAACTTAAAGGAAGCATCATGACAGTAGTAGCACAGATCCAAGCCCTCGCAACAGTCGAGTCCACAACAAACAAGATCGACACACTTGCTGTGTTGGATCGTCAGATCAAGGAAATGACTGCCACCACAAAGGCAATCAAAGACCAGATCGCTAACGAGTTGGGCGAAGGTAAGCACCGCGGTGAGAAGTACGGTGTACGCGTCACCATCGAGAACCGCAAAGGTTCAATCGACATGGAAGCCTTATTGGCTCACTTCAACATCACTGCTGAGCAAGCAGAGCAGTTCCGCGGCGACTCTATCGCTGTTATCAAAGTTTCTCCAACAGCGTAAGGGGCACAGCATGACACCATTGACCACACGCCAACAGCAATTGATCGCCAAGAACGTCTTGGCCGCCTGCAAGGACATCAACAAACTCAACAAGACTGGATACAACTTCTTGTATGTTGCCAACGGCTTTATCGCTCACTATGACTTGGAAGGCTTCAAGGCTTACTATTCTGAGCACAGTCTGCAAGACGACATCGAGCGCAATGCAGTCTCAAACCAATGGCGCAACTTCCGTGCAGGTGATCGTGACTATGACTACTACATGGCCAAGCGCGAAACCTACAACATGATCTTGGGTGGCTTTGTAGCACGCGAGATGCTAGACCGCCAGTACAGCCAAGCAGTTGACTTCTTACGCAGTCACGTTCAGTTCATTCACGTTGCGTAAGGGGACACCATGAAACGCGCATTCATCAAAGCATTTAATGAACTCAA